AGCCGTTGACTTTGTTAGCAACAATCTGGTTAATCTTGAAGACCTGCCCAGATGATGCCGCGTTGGGAAGCAACACAACCGCTGACGTTCCAGACGGTGTGTAGTAAGTAGTGGTGCCGGTTGCCGTCGTTGCGGCAAGAAGGTTCGGGTTTGCCATGACGGTTCCTTAAATTGCGCCGAAAATTAGAGAAATCATTGTGGCCTTGGCTTGGGTTACACCAGAAGCCGCAGGTGCTGTACTTTGCCAAGTATTACCGTTAGACGTTAGTACGTTGCCTGTTGTGCCGGGAGCCACTGCTTGGAACGCTGAAGTTCCGTTCCCAAGCAACACATAGTTTGCTGTGAAGGTAGCCGCTCCAGTGCCACCCTGTCCAACAGTAACAGTTGTTCCGCTTTGTAGAATCGTACCACTGGCATCTGGAATGGTTAACGTTCTGCTTGCCGTTAACGTCGTTGGCGTAAGCGTAGCCGCATAACTTGAAGTTCCACCGGCGCGACCCTGCAACGTCACCGCGTCTTGCGTCGCCGCCGCAATTGCAGTTGCAGTTGTAAACACCCCGGTAGTTGGCGTAGTAGCTCCAACTGTGCCGTTATGTGGTCCTGCTAATCCTGCGGCAGTAAGCGTCGTTCCATTAAACGTCAGGTTGGCCGATCCAGCAACGCTTCCACTGCTGTTGTACAAAATCTGAGTGGTTGATGACGTTCCAATCCCACCGCCCTTCTGGGCCAACAACTGCACAACGCCAGCACTGTCTTTGTAATACAGTTTGCCGTCGCCTGTATAAATGTTTAGCGCTAACTCACCTTTGACTAGGTTTGCCGCCAGCGGAACAGCGCCAGAAGTTTCGCTGTAATACAGCGAGATTGGTGTGTAATTAACTGCTGCCATGATTTACCTCAGAAAGTTCCGCCGGTTACGCCAAATGCAGTTCCGGTACCGCCTTTACTTGTCCCAATTATTACGCCGTTCCATGTCGCTGACGTGATTGATCCCGGATAATCAAACGTATTTGTTGACCAAGACACGTTGCTAGGTGATTGATCGTGCCGGTCCCACGTCCCCGCGGCCGTTCCGTTTGCAATCAACACAACCGTTGTATACCCGCCAGACGGAACTGAAACAACTAACGTGCTTGAGTTGTTGTTAACCGTGATCGCGCCAGAACTCTGGTTGTTGTTAAACGAAAAAATTGTTCCCAACGGCAGAGTTGTTGCATCCGGCAACTTAATGATCTGTCCGCCAGATCCACTGATCAGGTAAACCGGCGTAGACGCAACCGTCAGCGTAATCAAAGTTCCCGACGCTGCTACGCTCGTAAACCCGTTGAAGTACGCATTAGCCGTGATGTTATTGTTGGCATCCCGTAACGCTACCGAATTGGCCCCCGTCGATGCCGTAAGCCCAGTACCACCGTTGGCAACCGCTAAGGTCCCGGCCAACGTAATAGCACCGGAGGTAGCACTGCTCGGAGTCAATCCGGTCGTCCCACCGCTGAAGGTAGTCACGCCACCGCCACCGGCCGAAGCCGCCCAAACAGCAGTTCCGCCGCTGACCGTCAGCACATATCCGTTAGTGCCAATCCCTAATCTTGTTGCGCTGTTAGTCCCGTTCCCAACAATCAAGTCACCCGTAGACGTAACAGGAGACAACGCATTAAACGCCGCGCCTGCCGTTGTTTGGCCAGTTCCACCGTTGGCTACGTTCAGGGTTCCAGCGAGCGTTACAGCGCCTGCCGTGGCCGTTGCAGGGGTCAATCCTGTTGTACCACCGCTCAGTGTCGTAACCCCACCGGCAGTTCCATTGCTCGCAGCAGTAATCTGACCCTGAGCATTGACCGTTATATTGGCCAATGTGTAACTGCCGGCCGTGACTGTCGTGTTGTCTAACGAAATGGTCCCGGTCGTCGTTATCGGGCCGCCAGTCAAGCCAGTCCCAGTGGCTATCGATGAAACCCCTCCGGATGCGGCAATTGCCCCCGTAGTTGTTCTGACCGTTTGCCCGTTTTGGACAATAGGAACCGCTTCAGTGCCGGTAATTGCGCCAGCGGTGGGGAGTTGAGTGATCGTGACTTGTGCTGACATTACTCTTGGCTCGGTGGAGTTGGCGCAATCGTATCCAAATTGCCGTTGTTCGTGGGAACCTGCGAGTTACCTTGTAACGAAATTTGAAACTGGTTGCTTCCCTCGGTCATCAGGTAATCATCGTTCGCAGCCACACTCACATCAGGACGAGCAAACCGCAAGTTGATACGCTCCGTCTTACGAGCGGCAAGACGATACGGGTCAAAATTGTCTTTGCACCCCTGATCGCACACCCGCAAGCCGGGAAAGTTTGGATCTGAACTTAAAGTTACAAATGCACGTTTCATCTTGCAACGGTCGCACACTCCGATGGCAAGAGACGTAAGCCCAGTGGTGTCAAGAAAGACTGGCATCAGGCTGTGTAAACCGAAATGTTGGGTGCCCAAAAAATCGGCGAGCGATCACGCTCTTCCGCTTCTGCGTCATTCTGATACTTGTCAGCCATCTTCTCAAGATAAGCGACACGATCCATTCCAACCTGTGGCAACTCAAGGCTCATCCTGTGAGCCAGCATCATCTGCACCGCTTCGTACCACCGCTGGGGAATCTCAAGCTCATCAGTCAGCGAGCCAACATCCTCAATCTGACGCGAATACCAACAAACAATTTGCACAAAGGCCGTCGATGGCGTAGGCCAAACATAGAGCGAAGGCAACGGAATCGTGCGGTCGTACCAATACTGATACGGCTGATTTGCAGTAAAATTCTTATTGGGCAAGTTGGTGTAGTCGTCGCGGTTCAGCGAAGACATCTGCACCTCAAGCGAGTTGTTCCCGAAGTACAACTCACGCAACGACAACGTCGTTCCTGCGTAGGCTCGGATGCGGTAGTACGCCACCGTCTGACCGGCTGTGATGTCAGTCCATACCCAAGTGCCATCAACTACGCTGATCGCGCCCAGATCAACTAACGTCGACCAAGTCACACCGTCAATCGAATATTCGTAAATGATTGACCACGTCCCAGTCGCAGCAGGCAAAATCCCAATCGAACCAATGTAGATCGGATTAGTCAACCCGTAATTGACCGTAATGTTGCCGTTGGCAGATGTCTGGGTACAGATGGTCTGCGTATTGCTATCATAGACGTTTGCGATAGCCCCGCCTGCCGATGAGCTATACGCCCCATCCGGACGGTTCATCGTGCGATACAGGACGTTCCAGAGGTCAATGGTGCCCTTCGGCAAGTAGTAGAGGTAGTTGTCTACCTGCGCCCCAATAACCTTCTTTGTGATTGTCCAGAACTGGATGCCACGGTTTGCAAGGTTCGAAAGCAAAAAATACAGCGATTGTCTGGCCGACAGCACTTGCTCTGAAGTCAATTCCTCGGCAAGTTTTCCACAGCGTCGAGCGCCGTGATCAATCAATGTCTGCACATTGATGACGGTTGCGCCAACAGTTCCAGAAAACGCCATATTATTCCCTTACCATCCGGAGCATTTCCACCGCTTCAACGAAGCTTTGGCGCGTGGAGCGTCCCCTTTTGAATGTTCAACTACCCCACTCATACGGGCACAAAACGAATCTTTTCGGGCACCGCCTTCAGGCTGTGGCGCTTTTAAATGCGACCCAGTTTCACTATTATACTTTGCTCTGCCCTTTGCCGTAAGCCCTGCACCTTTATCCGCTGGCAATTTTTCACCGCGGCCAATTGCAAGACTCGGACCGCCATCCTTCATCTTTGCGGTCTTGGCAGACTCCTTGAAGGCTTGCGCGGTTGGAGCACCCGGTGATCCGGGTTTGCGCATCTTTTCCCCGCTTCCCTCGGCAATACGTTCCTGTTTGGCATGAATATTGGCGTAAAGTCCGCCGCCCTTCATTCCTTTATCGGCCTCAGCAAAGTCTTTGCCGACAGACGTTGGAATGCCAACCTTCTTTGCAAACTTGGGATTGTGCGCTACCGCTTCCATCAGGCGGTGCTGGGCTGGAGATTTAGACGGCATTTTGTGTTGGCCATGTAATGTTAAACGGGTCAGATTGCTTGGTGATGTCTCGCAGAGCTTGTCGATATGTCGCCCACACGGCTTTATCAACTGGAACGTCCGCTACTTGCGTCCAATCCGTATCTTTCAACATCTGGTTACGCTGGCTACGGATGGCGTTCCACTGGGTATCAACCCTTGCTTGTAGTTCTTCCGCCGTCAGCGGCTCTACGTTAACCAAGCTACACATTCCCTCATGCAGATGCGGAGCAGCGGCTACAAGTTTCTCAGTCTTGTAGTCGTGGTCTTTCCACACGGAAATAACGTAGTAACCCTGTTCAGCAATCCAATCTAGCGTTGGCCCACGGTCACCAAACGAAGTATTGGGGAACCACTCTGTGTGGTCTTTGATGACGAGTTCTGAGTTGGCAAGCTGCATGGTTACCTCGTTGGGAACGCGGCTGTTGGCGGGGTAAAGTTCGCGGTATAACGGGCAATACCTTTTGTAATTCTGAAATCTTGAATGTACCCAGTAAAGAAAGAAGATGGAGTGGTTGTACCCGTATATCTTCCTGCGCCAATTACTGGCGTTGTATCTGTCAAGTTGCCCATTCCAGTAGATGTTCCGGCAGACGTACCATTAATATATAACGTCGTAGTACCAGCAGACCTAACAACAGCGACATGAGTCCATAAATTTAAATATGTTGTGCTCGAACTCGTAATAAGAGCGGCTGCTCCTGTATAAACTCTTATTGAACTTGTAGTAAATGCTGTCAATGTAAACCCAGTGGTTCCGCTTCCGCTTGCTCTTCCATCGTATATCGCCATATCGCTTGCGGCGGTTGCATAAATCCAGCACTCTACTGTAAAGTTTCCCGTGGCATCATTTGCACCCAACGCAAACAAAGGGTTGCTTGCTTGAGACAAGTAGTCCGTAGTTCCATTAAACTTCATGCTCGTTGGAGACCACTTGAACTGCGTAGTGCTGGCCTGTGCGCTACCTACCGTCAATTCATTGTTTTGTACCGCAGCGTCGTAGATTCCTGCGTTGGTGTAGTTGGTTAGAAAACTGGTGTTGGTGATTGCTGTTACAGGAGCGGTCGGTGGGGTAAATCCGGTTGTAGCATATACCGCAGTTCCATTAACTATTCGTAGGTTGCTTGTGTAACCAACTGTGCCATAACCGGCAAGATTACTATCTTTTGAGCCGTTTATATAAACGGTGCTTGACCCACCGGTTATTGTTCCGCTAATAGTTGCTGTAATTGAGTCAACCACGCCATTAACAAAAGACCTGACTGTGGACCCATTTCTTTGTAGAACTACATGAGACCATGTATTTGAAGGAACACGTATTCCAAAATTATTATTTGAGCCGTTGTAAAAAGTTAAAATCCAGCCGGCTGGTGAACTAATGTAATTTATTAACTGCCATATCCAAGATGTTGGAGTTGCTCCAGCAGTTCTAGCATCTAAAATACCCCAACTATTTGTTAAAGTTGTATCCGTTGGATATACCCACGCTTCAAACGTAAAGTCACCAGTAAACGTTGTTATAGCCGCTACACTTGTTGCCGTAAGTGTATCCGTCTTTGTCCCGTTGTATATGCTTCCACCATACAGCGCAGTGGTGTACGAAGCCGCTGGTGAGAATGGTTGGAAGGATTGGGTTTTAGGGGTTCCGGTAGCCGTGATGGTGAAGTTATTGGCATTGTCCAAAAAACGATTGGATTGGCAGGTAAGTAAAGAAACAGTTCCGGATAAAGAAGAAGCGGCATTTGCTCCAGTCCATCCAACCGTAGTTTTTGTTAATGGAGAGGTCGGAGGAGTAAAGTTTCCAGTTGCTAGTGCTTGCCCTTTAACAATCCTTACATTGGAAAGATAACCAGCCAATTCTCTTACGTTGCTAGAATCTCTTGCAATCCATAATTGTTGAGTGGTAGTTCCGAGTGACCCAGCAACCGTAGTGGTTCCTCTACTTACTCCGTTAATATATATTGTAAAAACAGAACCTATTCTTGTTACGGCAACGTGATTCCACAAGCCATTATTAACTAGTGCTCCAGAAGTAGTTAATGAAAAACTTAAAGTTATTGACCAAAAACCTACGTTTCCATTTCCATTAAGGTCGTTTACATAAAAAATCCAATTTCCAGCCCCCGAATCCCCCAAACGAATCCCGGTTGCATACGCTGATGTTGATGTAGTATTAACCCAAAATTCAATAGTAAAATCACCAGAAGCCAAGTCAAACGCGGAATTGTATGGAATATTTAAATACTGCCCACTGCCACTAAAATTATTACTCCAATACCCATTAGGCCAATACGGAGTCACACTCCCTTGCGTTGGGGTTCCGCTACGGGTTAACGTAAAGTTGTTGGTGCTGGAATCAAGGAACGTGTTGTTCTGTTGCCCGTTAGTTGTAGTCGTTTCCAACAGCAACGGAACATACGGAAAATACGGGTCCGTAGCCGTAGCGGCGCGGCCTGATTTAGATGCAGCAAACATTATGTGTAGTTCTGTCCGATAGTGGTGCCAAACCAACTTGTGCCGTCAGAGAAGAACGAATAGATGTCTTTCTTGCTTGCGGTGCTGGTAATCGTCGGAGCGGTAGCCGAAGGCCACGAAACCGTAGACCAAGAGACTGTGCGGCTTCCTGTAGCGTCCTGAGACAAGATAATTATGAATGACTTACCCGCTACCGCGGTCGGCATAGTAATCGTCGCATTACCCGTCAGCGTCAAGTTTTGAACCGTACCGTTTGTCAAACTAATCGTGATTGCCGTACTAGTATTGGCCGAAAACAAAGTTTCAACGTAGTTTGTAACCGTTGGGTTGGTTAGCGTCTTGTTGGTAAACGTCTCTGTTCCCGCTAACGTCGCAAGCGTTCCCGTCGTAGGCAACGTAACCGTGGTTGTGCCGGAAACCGTAATGGTTGTACCAAACGCACCTGAAATTGTAATTGTGCTGGATGCGTTATTGGCTACGCCCGTTCCACCGTTGGCAGCGGGGAGAATACCCGTCACCCCAGTCGTAAGCGGAAGCCCCGTGCCGTTCGTCAGAATAATTGCCGAAGGCGTTCCTAAGTCACCCCCGCTGATAAGCAGCGTCCCGGTTGCATCCGGCAAGGTAATAGTAGGAGTGCCAGCAGTTGCAGCGGCCTGTAGCGTTTGTGTACCAGCACCACTTGCGTTGCCTTGAAGTTTGATTGAACTCATGTTTTATCCATCAATACGCCAAACCGTTGGCACAGTTACTGCAAACCCCGCAGCAATCACAACAGGACCCACACTAAACCCGTTAGAACCAGTTGTAATTGTGTAATTCTGGCTGATTGTTCTGTAGGACTCAAGGATAGGTCCACTGCTCCCACCGCCAGTATATATGGGAATGTTGAGCGTATTCCCTACAAACGTAGCCGCACCGCTTGACCCAGTTGTAGTCAGCGAAATTGGTGCTTGGTAATCCGTCCCGGCAACAGCAATCGACAACGCACCAGTGCTCGTAGTTGACTTGACAATTCCAGTCGAAAGAGCACTTGTACCCGCCGAATAATCCGTACCAGCGGTCGCAGCAGTGAATGCGCTAGTGCCGTTACCTTTCAGAACCCCGGTGAGCGTTGTTGCTCCGGTGCCGCCCCTGTTTACCGCTACAGTCGCGCCGTTCCAAGTAGCCGATGTAATTGAACCGGAGTAATCAAGCGTGTTTGTTGACCACGATACGTTGGCCGGTGTCTGGTCGTGCCTGTCCCAACTTCCAGCAGATGTTCCATTTGCAGTCAGAACAACAGTGGTATATCCACCCGAAGGCACCGACACTACTAATGTAGCCGATGCGTTATTAACAGTTATTGCACCGCTAGACTGGTTGTTGTTAAACGAAAATATTGCACCTAATGGCAGGGTCGTGGCATTGGGCAACTGAATAACTTGACCACCAGACCCAGTAATCAAGTAAACCGGGGTTGATGCCGCAGTCAGCGTAATCGTGGTGCCAGATGCAGCAACACTCGTAAACCCGTTAAACGTGGCGTTGGTTGATATGTTGCTGTTTGCGTCTTTGACAACAATACCGCTGGCAGCGTTGGTCGTTACCCCAAGCGCCGTTACAACTCCGGTGCCCGTTGTAATCGTTGAAGGGGCTGCGCCAGCACCTCCGCCAATTACAAGAGCATTCGATGCAAGCGCCGCGCTCGATGCCCAAGTGCTAGACGAAGAAAAGTAAACAACCCCGCCAGAAGTCCCGGCAACGGATAGGGCTAAAGTTCCGCTTGTGGTTACTGGATTGCCAGAAACCGAAATCAATCCACCAGTAAATGACTGGTCAACTGAAATTACGGTTCCACCACCACTGCTAACCGTAGCCCACGAGGTGGTCGTTCCGTTGGTTGTGAGGTACTTCCCGGAATTGCCCGTCTGAGAAGGCAGCAGCGCATTGATTGCTGCCGTCGCCGTTGTCTGCCCCGTACCACCGTTGGCAATGTTGAGTACGCCATCAAGCGTAATCGTTCCAGAGGTCGTTATCGGACCTCCGGATGTGGTTATCCCGGTAGTACCCCCAGAAACATCAACTGACGTTACCGTGCCCGAACCACCACCCCCACCAGAGAACGGCTCCGTGAGCAGGACGACTGACATTACAACCCTTCAACGAAGGCTTTTGTCTTTGCCAATAGTGCTGCTTTAATACCTGCTACTTCTGCTTGCAAAGCCTCTGTTGCCGCCTGCGCTGCCGCGGCACTGTCAGACTGGGCCTTGGCCGCAGCAGTAGCCGTTTTGGCTTCTTTCTCGGCTTTCTTGGCATCAGAAAGCGCTGCAGTAACTTGCGCAGACAATGCATCAGCACCTTCTTTGGTTGCCGTGGCCTGCGCTACGATTGCTTGAGCCTGTGCCTGAGCATCAGACACAATACCTGCCGCAGAAGTCTGTGCATCAACTACAATCTGTGCCGCTTGCGTTTTTGCCGCCTCAAGCGCATCTGCTGCATCTGCGTTCTGCCGGTACAAACTTTCGCGCAATGCAACAATGTCAGAAACAGGCGCGACTGCCTCAACGTACTTCTTGTTCTCTTCAGTTGCCGCTTGAAGTTCTTTCAGTTTGTTTGCATAAACGTCCGGATTGGCAATAACTGACAGAAAATCAAGCAGTTGGTTTTGTGAACTGCCATCAATGTTGTACGAAATCACGAAACACCTCCACCGCTCTGAATAGCAGTAAACAACGCAGACCCGGTGCCGCTATTCGATTTGATGCGAATGCCACGAACCGGATACGAAATGTTCGAGTCTTTTGAAGTAGTCTGACCAGTCAACGAAGGATGGTCTGTCCAGTTCCCCGATGACGGGGTGTACCCGCTGGCAAACACATCATCAAACGTGTACTGAACCGTATAGTTGATTGTACCAGTGACCACACCGCTCAACGCAATGTTTGTTGGCGCAGTGTAAATATCTGTAGGGTAAACCGGCGACGTTGTCGTCACATTGTTTACAGTCGTTACGAAAGGACGCATCTAAATCTCCAATGAAGACAGGGGCCGAAGCCCCCGCCCATTACCGTTTTGGCCTCATGAACTCCGATTGGGGACCGTACTTTTCGTTACTGTCCTTCTTCGCAGCTTTCATGGATGGCGCAAACTCAGCATTATTAAAAGCCTGCAATTTTGCGTTGTTAGGCGCAACCTTACCACCCTTTTTATAGGTGCCAGCAAGCATATCAATTGACACTGGCGAAGGCATTGGCTTGCGCCCTTGCTTCATCTGCTCCGGACCGCCGTCGTCTTGAACGCGACCGCCCTCAGCAAACTTTTTTGCAGCACCGCCCTTGCGGTAGCCACCGCCGTTGGACTCAGTTACGCCACCAGTCTTAAAGCCACCAGCATTGCCCATGCGAACGCCACCAGTGCCTTTTGCACCATCAGGCTTGGCTTCGTACACCTTGGTGGTGTCGTAATCGCCGTAGGACGACTCAGAAGGGATTGCTCCACCCGTTGCCATCTTCAGCGCCTTACCGCCACGTTTGAAGCCACCTGCGTTGCCGTTCTTCACGCCACTAGTGCCGGTGGCACCGTCAGGTTTGGCTCCGTGCATCTTGGTCTTTGCGTAGTCACCAGACGTTGTCTCAGAAGGAATAGCTCCACCAGTAGCGCAATTCATACCGCCTTTCTTCAACTTCAAGTCAGTGCCCTTGCCACCTTTATGCTCTTGCATATCGTGTTGCTTGAACGCCTTCTTGATCATGGCCTTGTCTTGCATTACGTCAGACTTGCCACCTTCAGCCATACCGCCTTTTTTCATCGGCGCAGGCATTCCGGGGTTGCCAGCAGGCATTGCAGGTTTTGCCATCATTGCCTTACGGCGCATAGCCATAGAAGGCTTTCCGGGGGCCTGTACGGGCGCGTTGACCGCTGGACGACCCAAGAGTGCAGGCGTACCGGCAAGAGCGCCCATAGCGCTTCCGCCCATAGCCATCTTCTTGGTTTCGGCTTTGCCGCCCTTTTTCATGTTGACGGAACCACCCTTCTTGAGCTTCAGAATAACTGAAGGCTCAGTGGTCTCCATCTTTACCATTGGTTTAAATTGTCCCATGTCGCTCTCCTTTAGGCTTGCGTCACGCCAAGAGCGCCAGTGCGAGTCGCATTGGGGCCAACGGCAATTCCGGGCAATAAAATTCCCATTACGGTGCGAACGATACCGTCCGAAGCCGTTGCGGGGGTGTAGGTGCCGCGAACGTCACCCGTGGTAGTTGTAGCAACTGCGGTATCAGCGGCAACAAACGTACCGGCATCTTGCGCTAACGTGCTGTTGCTCTTGACGCTTGCAACGTAAGCCACGTTAAACACGCGAACTGGCAAACCAAGAACGTCGCTCGTACCAACCACAGCGGCTGTTGCAGAACCTGCAATCGTCACGCCAGAGACGGTATAAAACGCTTTTTTACCAGTCACCGCGGTACCAGCGGTTGCAACCGTAATAACTTCGCTCATTGCTTGACCGTAGTAGTCGAAACCACTAACAGTAAAAGCACGAGCAGTTGTCGAACAGTTAACCTTAATTGCGCGAGGCAAATCCAACTGATACAAAGTCGTGCCACCCGCGGTGGTGATTGCTTTGACAGATGTACCAGCCGTCAACGTCAACGATCCTGCGGCGGCAGGTGCCTGAGATGCGGCAATGTTGTTGGTCACAGCGGCTTGAGGGACAACATCCCACACATAAATACGGCCAACTGGACCAATACCTAGATCCATCGGCGACGGATTATCAAACGCAATGTTGCCGTGCGCAGTCATCGCGGTGCTTGACGCAGTCACAGACTGGTTAATGGTGTATGTACCAATACCGCCAGTGCCCGTGCCGTAGGCAGTAATGTAGGTGCCGTCCGTGACGCTTGAACCGTCAACAAACATACCAACAGCAATTGGTGCGCCTTGTCCTAGAACGGTCACGGTTAAAGTCGTTCCCGACATTGAACCAGTAAACGTTGTGGTGTACGGACGAATACCCGTACCAATATAAGTCTGTGCTGGACCTAAAAAAAGGTCATCTGAAAACTGAGGCATGGTCTGCTCCTTGAAAAGTTTGACCAA